ATGTGGCAAATTTACTACATTTCCGTTATTTCGCTTAAAAGTCTGTGCATACCCCTCAAGTTTGTTCATACTTAGGTTTGCGTACACTGGAATCTGATAAGATGGACCAGTACCAAACTCAACAAAAGGAGAGTAAAAGACACTTGAACCAACCTTTGCTCCTGCGTTCATATTGTAAGGAATACTATAAATAGAAGCCTTTAACTTACCAGTTTTACCCAAAGGTGCTCTTGCTCTTGCACTATTTTCTATAGCTATTACAGATTCATTAATAATCTTCTGTATTTGCTGAGTAATAACATGAGGAGCCTCTTTCAGCCTTTTTGATAGGCTTGTTACAGTGCTTGTCTTATTTATGGTGAATGACATTAAGTATTTTCCCAAGTTGTACTAATATTCTCCCAGAAAGCAGTAATACTATCCCAAGTATTAACCCTCTTTAAAGTAGAACAAGTGATTCTTAAATAGTTATGCCCATCAAACTCATCTATAATACTACTAATAAGATAAATATTCCCATTATAGTAAACAGTAAGGTCATTAGAAATAGTAATACTTTGAGCATCTCTTATTCTAAAAACTATACTATCTGATAATGAATCCTTACCAGCAATATTAGTTTTATTTTGTGATTCTCTAAATATCTCAGCCCAACAAGTATAGTAGTCTACGTCAGTTAAGACTTCACCACCAGCACCATCAGAAGTTGATATCTTAGACTGGAAAGTAATTCTATTTTTGAGGTTACTTATCATTATAATATTATGCTTACTCTTTTATAAGGCTTCATTAATTCGTATGCAGACGCTACGTTTGCATTTGGTTTGCTATCTTCAACAGAAGATTCTCTGTAATCGTACAAATCAGCAAGTATCTTATACAATGCTGTTTTCATTACTGAAGGAGTAGTGGCATAACCACAAGTATATGTAAATCTGAATTCCATGCGACCAAAAGCTGTCATATAAAGTTTTTTATATGTTGTACCTAAGACATAGTATTGTCCTACGGTAATCTCTACCCAGCTATTGTTATCCCAGTATTCAACTTTTGAAATCGTATTTAGAGGTGCATACGGAAGTTCTATGAACTCATCTACGTAAGCAACAACTTGCAAGGTACGAGCTGACATCGCAACACCTGCGTATTTTTCTAATCTAACTCTTGCAGAAGCTATCAAAGAAGTTATCAAGTCATTATCATCATCAAAATCAACCTTTAGATAGTTTTTAGCCTCAGCCAATGTTATTGGTTCTGAAACTGGTTCCACTGTGGTTGTGACATCCCTTATAATCTGCATATAATAAATTTAAAAAAAGGGATGGGCGTTTAGACCCACCCCTTATGTATGATAACTATATTATCAATTAAGCTACGTTACCGAAATCACCATATACAAACGCACTAGCGTAGTAGATAGGGAAAGCGATTCTTGCCTCAACACGAACTGTAATCATGTTCTCAACAGCGTTGTTACCATCTTGGTCAAAGAATTGAACAGAGATACCATTACGTTGCATGATTTGAGCACCCATAGACCAGTCTCCTACTAAGAACTTATCAGCAGTGATTGCTGTAGACTTGAAGATAGGAATACCAGCGATAGATAATTGACCATCAGTTGTAACCACTGTAGAACCTGGTAAAGAGTACGCAGAGTTAGTGTTCTTAGTGTTTACGATGTTAGCCCAATCTGTAGGGTTAATCAAGATACCAGTTGCAGAATAGTTGCTAGATTCAACTTGTGCAATAGCTTGTACTAATTGCTCAACGTCAACAGTAGCAGCACCACTGAAAGCAGCAGCATTGATAGTCAAACCAGTCAAGTTAACACCAGAACCAGAACCGAATAATAATTGAGCATCTTCAGCTACAAGATATTTTTCTAACAAACGAGATTGTAAGAAAGAAGTCATTGCAGGAACGTCATCTAACATTTGACGAGAGATTTTAACGTAACCAGCGATAACTTGAGCAGGAGCATTAACCATGCTGATATCGAAATCAACTTGAGCTTTTGCACTACCTTGAGTTTGGTTAGCAGGAGCACCTTCACCACCAGTTTCTTGAGGGAAAGTAAATAATCCTTGAGAGATTGTACCTACTGGCAACAAACTTCTAACGTGGATTTTACGAGAAGGTAAACCATAAACTTGATTAGCGTAAGCACGTGGAATATCTCCAGTTAAGTTTACTGCTTCAGTCATGTTTCCTACTGCTTTAGTGTCCATAATGAAAGAAGTATTCTTCATTTCACCACGACCTAATTTTGCGATGTTGTCCGCATTTTTTTCAATTTGCTCACCTAAAGTGGCATTGAAACCTTTAAATTGATTTTCGTTCATTGTTTTACGATTGCTTTTTGCCTCTAATTTGTCTGCAGCATCTTTAACTACAGAGATTTGAGATTTTAATTCTTCTAATTCAGTTTTTAAGCCTTCTACTGCTACTGCACTTTCAGCTTTTGCACTTTCGATTGCTCCAGATACTTCTGTTTTAATGCCTTCGAACGCACTTTTAATTTCTTCTACCATTAGTTGAAAATTTTAAATGATTGTAAATATTTGTTTATCTCTAGTTCAACAGAAATCATCGGGTCATCTTCATCTTCCAATGCCTCATCTTCTGATTCTCCTTCTGGTTGCAAGTCAGTTGGTGCATCTATAGGCGGTTGTTGTTCTGAAGCGACTGAATCTTCATCCTCCATCTCAGCTAGATATTGTTGTAATTGTTTAAGTTTTAATTCTAACAAACCGAATGTTTCGTCTGTATAGAAACCATTTCTTAATGACTTGATAGTCTTAGCTATCTCATCAATTAGAGTTGATTTGATTTCAGATTTAACCATGATTGTAGGCGTATTAGAATTGGCTCCCCATAAAACTGAAGAACCTTCAAACAATTTAATTTCTTGAATCTCGTTATATCCAGACTTAGCTTGAGACTTAATAGTCTGAAAACCAATGCTATGTTCTGTGATATGACCATCTTTATACAACTCGTAAGTATCTCTACCTAAAGTTGTATTGGGCATTTTTATCCTTGATAATAAACCAAAATTATCTTCTGCCAATTCTTTAGGCTTAGATACTGGTTTATCAGTAGAGTGGTTAAACAAGTGCCAGATTCTATTCTTGCCTTGAGGACCGTTCTCTTTAATAGATTTTGTAAAAGCACCTGGTACAATTACGTCACCATCGCTATCAACATTACCAAACGCAGAGTAGTAAACCGTAATGGTTCTTGAGTCATCAGCCATATCTACTGGTGCTCCACTAACTCCTTTCTTGTTATAAAAATTACTCATATTTATTTGTTTAAGCAACAAACACTGTGCAGCATCGGCAATTACAATTATTCATTGCACCTCCATTAGCATCATGTGCGTATTGCATTTCGATTACTCCTCTTTCTGGGGTATTTACCAGAAACGCTTGATTAATAGGTATTCTTACTCCTCCTGCATCTGGATTGGTTTGTCTATCCAATGTTCGATGCCAATCTCTGTACCTATTATTCTTAGCAGGATAATCTGCTGCCATCCATTGTTTTAGCAAAGGTATGTTAACAAATTTAACTGCTCCCATCATACCAGCACTAAGTGCTTGATGTGATTCCGTTCTAGCTATCAGTAGACTCCTTGCGTTGTTAATCTTACCTTCTTTTAGGTTTTTAATCGCAAGTGAATTAACCTCGTTAAGACTCAAGTTGTTCTGTTGTCCATATCTAGTGGCACTATTCAGAATATTTGTTATCTCGTTCTTGGTTGTATTTTCAATCCCATATATCTTAGTTCCACTATAAGTTGTCCAATAAGACAACATAAAAGCTAACCATTCATCCAAGATATTATCTGGGTCCAAATCTACTGAATCTTCTTTTTTATACTTATCAAATATCTTTTCGTACGTCATGGCTGTATAGCCACCAGTACTTTCGTACAAAGTTCGTAAAATATTATTAATCTCTTTTCCGTCAAATAACGCATTTCGATTGTTAATAGTCTGCTGAACTCCGTAATCTTTAACCAACTTAGCTGCTCTGTCAAAATCAGATTGTAATGCCGATAATATTTTAGGCTGATACTCTCTAATTGATTTCCTTGCAATTTTTTGTTGCAAAGCGAACTGCTGAGAAGGGTTGACTATTTTAGCCATTATTCTTTTCCGTCTATAGCTTCAATCATTTTTCCTGCTGCTGCAAAAACGGAAGTTAATCCATTTTGTGCTGACCTTTGTCTGATAGCACGTAAACCTTGTCTATCAACTGTCTTAAAATCTGAAGTATATATGTAACCGTAATGCCCTTTAGTTTCCTTATCCATAGAGGTATCAATTCCTAAATACCATTGAGCAAGTTTATCCCATCCATTTTCTTCTAAGTATGCGTTTTCCATTTCTACAGATGGTCTTTCCCAAGATGATGGTTTAGTAACATCACCACTTGCAATTAAGCTATTTGCATGACTAATACCTTTTGAGTTAGTCTTATTTACTCTTTTTTCTGATAAGTTATCTTCAACTACCTTAAAGGCATCTTCAAATGATTTAAATTCCATCTTTTAAATTTTTAACTGGGGGTACATTGTAATCACCTTGTTGCTGTGCGTTCCTTGGGTCTTGTAGCATGGTTAACTCATCAATAGGTAAGTAACCTGCTGGTATAAATATTTCATCCATTACTGGGTCATTAGAAGTATCATAACGCATTGCTGCTCTTTTCTCATTAGGACTAATCCACCATGATTGAGATAAGATAGCAGAAAGTTCTTTCATATCTTCTTGTAACTCTGGGAATACAGTAATATCAAAATCAATATAAAATCCTTGTCCAATTTCTACTGCAAAAAATCTATTGAAAGCATCACGAAGTGCAACTAATTCTGGAAGTACTACTTGCGTAAGCATTTCCTTTTTAGCTTCCTTCATGTTATTATAAGTCTTATTATCTGGGTCGTTAAATAGTGCAGAGTTTACACCGTACACATTACAAAGTTCTCTTAACGTAACTTTTTCCGATTCTAGTAATTGCAAATCAATAGGAGATAATCCCATGTTAACCCAACCTAATTTCGCACCAGCAATTAAAATCTTACCAGCGTTCTGAACGATTTGACCTTGCGTCTTAGTTCCGTACTGATTGTAGAAATCTTCTTTTAACTTACCAGCTTCTTCTTGTCCAAAGTTATTAGACTCATCAGCATACAAGATACCTTTAGGGCCTTGATTCTGTAACATACCAACAGATGTATCTTTCGCATCGTTGCTACGTTGTACCGTTCTATATGCAGCTTGAAGAGGACTCAGCCCATAGAGCTGTGACCCATTGGTATCGAAATATGGGTTGAAGTAACGTAAATGAATTACGTCTTTCGCATCTAAGAAATCCCATCCAACAAGTGTGAAAGAATAACCTTCAACCCCATTGATTGTTCCATCAGAAATGATGGCAACGTATTGCGGAGGGAGTACGACTAATTCTTGAACCTTACCGTTTTCTAATCGGTTAGCCCATACAAAAGAATTGCCGCAAATAAGTTTATAACCAATAACGCTTTCAATGAATTCAGAAAGTGATTGATATTCGTTAGGTTTTTCTAATAGACTGTTTAATGGGGAGTCAGCAATCTCATCAACAGCTTTAACTCTGATTAACTCAGCCTTAGCTAAGTCTTGAGTAGTTGTTGAGTTTTTAGTGAGTGCTGCATAACGTGTAAGTGCTTTCTTATCTTTTACCTTGTAAACGTAAAATGGAACACTTGATACAGTTTTAGATATACGTTTGATAATAGCATACACCTCGCTATTGTTATCGTAATCGTTTACAAATTTTCTTTGATTTAGTTCTGGGTACAAAGTCCTTCCAGCAAGTAGTCCGGCAAAATCCGAAAATGGACTTGTGACTTGTATCATCCCATTGGGAGCTTTTGCCTTTTGTTGAAAAGGATTAAGACTACCGAATATGTCAGTTAATTTCACGCTATATGATATTTTTACAAAAGTAACAAATTTTTAACCTATACCACCCAACCTCTTTTCGGTTTGGCAAATTTAGTATATATGGCATACCTCATGGCATCCATCAAATGGTCTCTAAACTTAACTGGTTCATCTAACGTATTGCCATCGTTATCTGTTTTCCACTTATAGTTCTTTACTTCATCTAACAAATCTAAGGAATCGCTTTTAATTATCAATGGGAACGACTTTACCTTGTTGATACCAGCAAAAACATCTTTAATGGCCAGTTTAAGGCTCAACCCTGCCTTATTAACCTCAG